GTCATTCACAAAAAACCTATAGGAGGCTAATAATTACGGCCTGCGAATAGGAATCAGTCTCACTGTGCGGATTATCAACACAGCGTCCATCCAGATATCCTTTCGGTAGTCTGGCGTTATCCACAAAATATGTAGGCCTCTCACGAGGTGTATATTCCATGAACCCGTTCTTAGTACTAGTTGCATATCCACCTAAAACGCATAGGAGATCAGTATGTGTAAAAACACACCGTGTCTTCTTGTGCTCTCGACGTTTTAGCAACCGGTATCTTTTGCTGGTCCATCGGGTAAGAAGTCCTGATGAGGGATCTTCCCACTCGGGAACAAGAAAAAGCTGACCATCCAAGTGTTTCCGCAAAAAATAGAGAGTTTTAAACATAGGAACGTGAAACTTAACGCTCCATTTAATAACCTTATTCATTGCGACATACACTTCTGCAGGAGTAGAGAAGGATTCTACATAAAAAGGAGTAACATCTCCCCCTCGGTAGAAATCACCGCCACAACTCTCGCGGAAAGGCCCCGAACTGTAAGACTTATCATGATTAATAATAAGCCCGCAGCCGGTAAGAACTTCACATATATCATTAAAGAGGTACACAGGACAAATAATATCATCACCATATACACCCCATGATAAATAGTCTAAATAAAACCGACGTCCATTAGCTTTTACGCGATTTACAGCGTAACATAAGGCTAATAAAACGAAAGTCATAACTGGGAATGTAAAACCATTACCCATAGTAGACATCATATGAAGTTCCACGTCCCCTCTGTTCTCAGGTAAAGTAATTGTCTCAGACCTAAGGGCCATTAACAAATTATACCAGTCAGAAGGAAACAAAGCTTTAATTAAAGCAGGTGTAATAAGATCAGAAGCACTCTTCAAATCGATGGTAGCTAATTCGCCACTAAAAGATCCAAATTGTGCAAGATTCTTATTTTTAACTTCTTGGGTTGATATATCTAACCCAGAACACCTAAGAGCTCCTTCAATATACATACCTGCAGCAAGCTGCAAGGCCATGTTACCTGAGGGCTCAATAGCTATAACTCTTGCTATATCAGCGTTTTTCGGAACAGTAGAAAGACGAGAACCTTTACACAAAGTTACCCCACAAAACTCATTTACTAAGTCTTGTAAATGCAATCGAGGAGTTAACTGCCGTAGTAATACGGTGTAAGGGAAACAACGTTTAGTCGATGTCATTGGTTGTATTATCTTATCACAAAAATGTGATCCTTCAACACCATTACTGGCGCCAGGACCAAACTTCCATAAAGCGAATAACAACCTTAAATCCAAATCATGTTGTATCCCCTCATAGTATCTAGCAGTAAACTGCTCGAGTTTCGTGACAATAAAGTCACGAGCCTCACCGATAATAAGAGGGTCAACGCATGGGACATCAGTTGTACTTGCAAGATCATTCATTTGCAAGAACAGGTCTATTGCCTTTTTTTCAAGCACTGGATTACTAGTTAGTAAGCGTTTTCCACTTCTAACTAACTGACGATCACAAGCATAAGCAACATAGTCACTACTTGCTTGAGAACTAAACAAATCGTCTCTAATATTTTTAAGTAAAGAGCAATTTTGTTCATCTACAAACTTAGCTTTCATGGGTATCCCCTATAGAAAACTACTACAATCGAAGAATCCAACCAAAGAGTTGTGCTATGACTATTGCTAGACAATGCACGATGCTCTCAAAGTTGAAATCCTCCAGGATCATAAAACACCTGAAATAATGGTATCTCCGATTCCGGCCGCATTGGCCCAGAGTGTACCAATATGCAATGATAACATTGCTTTCAGATCCTCGGGTTCGTACGTATCTGTACCAGCCGGGCAATCAATAGTCGTAGTGATACGAGCTGTTATTGCTGACTGGTTAGCAGACGGCACTGCACCCTTCCTTGTGATAACTTTATAGGTATTCACGGGAACGGATTTTATGACACCTGTTACCGGGTTTGCTGCAGGGAGAGCACGCAATTGAGCGGGGCGAAACATAGTAATAGTAAAAGGTTTACTAACACTATTGACGTCAACGCCTACTTGAGTACCCCCCGCCACTGAAATAGCGTATTGAACGCCATTAATGGAGGGTGCAGTATCCGACACGAGAGTGTAGGTTGGGCTGGTAAAGCCCGTTTGTGGGGCCCCAGTTACGGGGCTAGAAGGTGCGAATGACATAACGTCACTCCTTTTATAAATGTCTCACGACAGTAAATTAAAATTACCTCAAAGCTGCTATAGAAGCAAGATTTAAGAGTTTTTTTGCAAGATACGGATCCCCAGTTATTTCATCAAACGTTTTAAATCTAAACGCTCGATGGGGGATCTGGGCTAATGATTCTCTGGAAAATTCATATCGTCTCCCGACGAGAGGAACAGACCGGAAGTGAATATTAGAATGCGTTTCAAAGTCCAAACTATTAATAAAAGTAGTTTGACCAAAATTCGCAGTATATCTTCTATTCTTCACTACATACAGTGTATTACCAGCTTTACTCTCGAACATATCCGAAAAGTAATCGCCAGTAGTAGAAACATAGTCAAACAACCATGACCACGGTAGGAGTTCCCATAAAACAGGGATAATCTCCGTAGGTGAGAAATGTAAATGTTCAGCTATACCATAGTTATTTCCACTAAGCAACGAAAAACGTATCGCTGCTATGTATCTATAACTAATTGTATGTGAAACACTCGAGTGGTGACCAATATTTATTCCCCCAATAGGAGAATAAGTAGGTACTTTCGTACTACTATGGAAACTCTCAGAGTGTGCCCCTCTAAAATGAATTGTTGAATTCTTTCGATTATTGAAAGATTCAATTGAACTCATAATATCCTTCACGTCGTTGATCATTGGGTTTATCCCAAAACTAAAGTTCAACCAAACTTCGGCTGCATTCTTTAGTATGTCACCGCGTGGTATCTTTCCGTGTTTTATAGCGTTTAACGCAAGTAACAGACGCTTAATTTCTCCATAGGAGGTAGCGAGAGTACCCCTTAGGTCTTTTAATTCACCTATAGGGACAAGAACGTTAAAATCACCAACTGCCTTATCAATCTTACGTTTTAGTTTTTTCAACGCAATGTCATTTACCATGACATCGAGTGAAGAAGGAACTACAAACGCCGGCATAAGATAATCCCACCCACTAGTAGTGGATACATTATGGGGAGAACTCTTCTGTACCGAGTTACCAAAGTAGTAACCCAAACTGCTAATTTCATAAGCAGATCGAGTATACGCTGTGGTAGCATTTAGATGATTTGCTATCTGATATTGCCACTGAGTATTATTTACGCCAACTTTGTTATCAAGACCTAAAGTGATCCGTGTGGGTTTTAAACCATAAGATCCAAAGTCATGAACGACATTATAGCCGTGAGTGCCCCAAATAATTGGGCCATTTCGAACAAAGTTAACCATAATAGTACTCCGAAACAACAAAAGATAGATAGACACTCCAGAAGATTTTCCGAGAGGAATTCTTCAGGCGCATTGGCAAACGATAGCCATGTGTCATGGAAAAGAGAATAAAGAATCTTCGGTTATAGCGACTTCATTTCATTATGAACTCAAAAATAATCGTAGGAAACTCTATTCTACATTTAGAAAGACGTGAGTATATGTAAATTCTTGAATCCATCAGTGCAGGTTAACCATTCCAAGGCTGTAATTTGCAAGCCTACTAGTCCAGTTAACTGATAATGGAAGAATTTACAAAGAGACTCACG